CAATCTTGTCTCTTAGTTGTTCCAACGTCATAGGGTTACCCCGCATGTCTACTAACTGTGTCAACGTTATCCTACCGCCTCTCCACAACCTTGCTCTTGCGGGTCCTAATAGGTTATCTTGGAAACGGTTGCTCTTACCTCGCAACCATTGATCAAGAGTGATGTTTCCAGGGAGTGCGCCATCCATGCTGGCACGTTGACCAACTGACAACGATGTGACGGGTATGCCTAACTCTTCCCAGGATCGAAGAACCGGTATGAGTGTCGACCGACAGTTGAAGTGCCTTGGTGGTCCGTTGTTGAAAGGTAAGGTGGAGCCAAGGATGGGCTCCAAAGTTTCAACGTCCCACGCTTGCCCGCTGTACGAGATGCAAATTCTGCTCGTCCTGTTGTCAAGAGTGCTGACCTGTTGTAATCCTTTGATGACATCAGTGTTCTTCTGAAACGTCGCCAGGCGTGCTGCGTTTGAGATCGCCGCGATTGCTGTGCTGACTATCGTCGAGGTCTGTCGTTGAACCTTCTGAAGGGCTCCGGTAACTGGGACGCCTTCGACGTTCCCGCCCACGACCCGAGTAATAGCCTGACTGACGTTCTCTCCATTTGCCAGCGATTCTCTGATAGCGTCCATCATATCGTTCAGCAGGGTTTGAGAGAGTCGTCTCTTCCAAAGGCTAGTCCTTGCTCCCTCGACCAGAGTGGCAATCGCAATCGCACTTGCCAGACTGGCGGGTATCTCGTTGTCTTCCGAATCTATTATGTCGCCCATACCAGATTATCCATTGCCTAACTGACCATCCTGTGATGAAGACCGCAACTGTGAGAACGACAAATGCCGTCCACGTCGGGATAAGAAATCCCGCTACCTGCGCCATGAGATTATTTAGGCTTTGCAAGTTCACCCTGCCGTTCTAGGTACGCTGCCAATTGAAGTTTGGCGTTATCGAGACGAACTCGTTCAACAGGGGTGGGAGCGACTATCGTGCTCAAGACTTGGATCTCGAGGATCAGGACTTTAATATTCACGTCAACGCTTGCTGCTTCGCGGCTTGTAGCCTCTTTCAGATGTTCCTCATCTGCGATGGCATCTTTCATGTATCGCGCATCTAGTGAAAAAATGCTAAGCACCATCGCGAGGGCCGCACCAATGCCGGCGACTCCGCCGGCGACTTTCGTACTTTGTTTCATGGCAAACTCTCCGAGATCGCGTCTACAACAACGGTAGATTCGAGACGGGCGACCCCCTTAAGGGCTGCCCGAAGCATCGCATGGATCTCTCTAAAGGCTTCGTTAATGGTTTGGCGAGCATCTTTTTGAAGTTCAACGGTGCGTTTTTCGCGTGTACGCTTACGAACGGCTCCGTTAGGGTCGTGACGAGCGATGATTCCGGAAAGTTCTCTACCAAGCACCTCGAGACGTTTGTCAATTCTATTCCGAACATCACCGTCGACTCTGCGGAGATCGATGTCATGGGCAACGAGGTCATCTCTGATATCTTCATTGACACTCACCTCTTTTTCTTTTTGCCTTTACGGCGTTTCTTGTACTGGGCCACGACTACCTCCTAAGGGCTCTGAAAGGTCGTCTCTTTCTTGCGAATTTGACTCTTTGACGTCCTGCGCGGAAATTAGGCGTGCCGGAGAACGACCTGAATGTGTTCTTTCCGACACGCCTAAGCGGTTTTATCCGCTGTCGGGTAAGACTGCTGACGCCTAATCGTGCGCGGCGTGCCACGCTATGCGCTACCGATAGGTCCTGCGTTTGATCCGGCACCAGTCATGTTACTGCCCTGGTTGCCACTACCGCTGCCACCATTCACCGCAGGGCTAGGCGCCCGACGATTGATTGTTTTGCTGGCTTGACCCGGTTGGCGCCTGGCCTGGCGGTTGCTCCCCTTCACTACTGTCTTCTGGCTCATCTTCCTCTGCTCCTACATGGCTGCCGGCGGCAGCTCTAACGACTAAAAGATGCGAATGTGCATCTTCGACTGATGTTCTAATGCCTAGCTCGTCCCACGTATGTGAGTGACTTTCACCATCTTCATTTGTGACGGTGTCCGTTACGTCCCCGCTTTGAAGGACGTGCGTATGCCCGTCGGTTTCCGCAGTGGTATCCCCGACGCGGTTGCGTCTTTCAGGCGCCGCCCCTGGAAGCCCTTCTTCAGGATCCTCACCTTGGCCGCTGTCCGTGATGTTGACCGACCCACCCGACTCGATATCAAGGAGGTCGATTTCCGTGCGCGGATCAAAACTGTCACTCAAGAGTCCTCTACGTTTTATCTCATCCCAGAACGTTGTCTGACTAATTTCACCGGCCATGCGAGCTCTAAGGAGTATTTCAACATCCTGTAGATCTTCGCTCTCGATTCCGAAGTCTTTAAACACTTCGGTCCTGCCGCCGGAGTCAACGCCCAGGTTCAACCATCTTCCGAACAAGTCTAACATCGCATCCATGGCGTTTTCTAATTCTTTAGCGATTAGCCCAATGATGCTATCCGCTTCTACCTGATCCATGGACCGTGCTGTTGCCGTCACGTTACCCTGTGGTCGCTTCGTCAACATCTCCATTCCTAAGAGGACGATTCTTTCTTCTAGATCCTTGAGGTCTTTTGCTCCCGCCTCAATGCCCTTGCCCGTATGTTCCACGTAACTCAACGTCGCGCCCTTCGGGGCTCTCGCGAAGGTATTAGAACCGATTTCTATCGTGATTTGACTGTCGTCATCGCCAAAACCAGTCGCGAACAGTATGGGAATCCGCGCGATGTGTAGAATGTTACGTTGATCACTGTCACTCTGCCAATGCGCCACGTTCAGGTACGCGATGTCCAGCAAGAGTGGCTCACCTTGCATGAATCCTTTCTTATTAGTGTAGAAAGTTACTAACGGTATGACAGGCATGGTCGTCGGTTTCACTTCAATTAGGACGTATTCATCCTTATCATCACCGACGTTCTCTTTCGTCTGTCTCTCGTAGACCCTCTGCAGGAAAGGCTCCACCACCCGAATTCTTTCAACCATGATTTGGGAGAACTCATCATCCGGATCCTGCACTTTCACGAACTCTTGTATTCTGATCTGAGTCAGGACCTTACTGTTGTTGACGAGCTCACTTTTCCAACCTATCAAGTCCGCGGCCCTGACGTGTCGCGCGTATGGCCGCACTCCGAGCCTCTGTTCTTGCGCCAATGTCAGGCTTCCGTCTGGGAACTCACCGTCTACGCTCTGAGTATCGCTGAAATCAACGAGAATGTGGGTCACCCCGTCGTCAACCGCGGAATCTAATACGTTTCTCGCAAATACGTTGAGATTGGTGCCCTGGTTATCGATGTTCGGCTCAAACTTGCGTATCTCTGGCGGGACGTCTTCTAAAAGTTTCACCCCTTTCTTCAAAGGCTTGCCCACCAGCTTATCAGCTGTCTTCTTGTAAAGGTTTGTCAGGACTGATCTCAGCGCACGGTTCTTGTATGCCTCTTCACTCTCAGCGGGCTCCTGGGGCAGGTACGTCCGCCCGGCGCCGCGCATCGCTGGCGTGCCACCACGGAGGCTGGCTGTTAAATGCCAAAACAACGACATCACATTGTATTCGTCGTTCGGTTTCGCTACAGGTGCTTTCTTGTGCGCCACGTCATGCCCTCAATTCGTTGATGCTGAACACTTCCTGCCTGACCGGGAACTCTGCCACGATGTAATATCCGAGAGCGTCGGTCAAGTGGGTCAATTTTGGGTCTGCCTTCTTATCAATCTCGCCGCTTCCGCCTTCCAAGAGTCTCACGCCCTCAAGGTCATGTACCAGGCTGGGGCATTCTGCAGGATCTACCATCAGACGTATCGTATCATCGCCCGTCCTTAATCTCGTATTCATCGAGTTCACTCGTGATCGCTCTGTCGGGTTCTTGCCTGGTACGTGCATCAACACTCGTGTTGCTCCGAAGAATCCATAGAGTTCATTCTTGACGATATCCCAATCATTCTCACCTGGTTGGTCCGACGTGGTACTCCTACCTCCGCCCGTCGCGTCACCATAAATCAAAATTCTTCCTTGGTGCTCGGCCCAATCGTGAATTAGTTTACGGCATACGGCCCGGGTATTGCTATTTCTTGGAATATGGACTTCACCAATCGCTGCCGTGCCCGCGGGTGCCACGTCGATGACACTGTCGCGGAACATCGTCCTGTTGTCTACCTTCAGGCCTTTGATGGGTAGGATGATGCGCGGGTATGCCATTTCCTGACAGATGACTGCCACGCCGGGATCGACGTTGAAGTCGAAACAGATGATCAGGTCCCTATTCGGATTGTAATTCTGTTTCAGGTTTGTGCAGTGGACTTTTTCATCAAACGGGTAATAACACTGACCCGTGAAGTTAATGAACGACGCCTCGTATTCCTGCTGGTAGGTTAGTAGGTCGAGGTCCGCGCGGGCCGCAGCTATCTCCTCCGGCGTCAGGATATCAGAACTGAACCAAGTAAACGCGTCCCACTCACCTCCGTTCTTGACATTCCCTGGTCCCTGAGCGAACCGATATCTCTCGTAATAGTGGTTCCTACCCTCGGGCACTCCGATCAACCAGCACCACCCCATCCGGTCCGCCAATGCTGGCCGTACGTTCTCCATCCACGCCGTCTCTTTCATGTTTCCGTACTCATCTAGAATCCCACCGTCCCAAGGTGTTCCCTCGATCCTCTCCGGCCTGTCCATTCCAATCACGACAATCTTCGCACCGTTTACTGTCCAAATTGTGAGCTCGCTCTCACTCGGGCGCCGCATCATGTATCGCTGACCTACCAGGAGTTTTAGATCATCCCAATAGATTCTCTTCGCTTGATCTCTGACTGGTGCCGCGCAAAAATAAGCTGGACTCGGTCCTGTGGAACTCAAGGCCGCTTTCACGACTTGACGTTTGGCTCTCTCTGTCTTGCCACTACGGCGTCCGGCGGGTACGACTTTGAACCTGGCCTGGCTTCTGCAGAGACGGGATTGCTCCGCATGATACCGCATAGGGGTCCAGCGACTGGTTAATTCTGTTTCGTGGTCAAGTCTTAGTGACATTTTAATACCGTGTGGCTGGCTTTTCCTGATGATACATCTGTCTCGCTCATATCGCTAGTTCATTTGGGGATTATGTAACGAAGTGGTTGTATGGCTGAGTGATTGTGTTACTATTAAAACTGAAGATAAGGAGAAAGGAAGATGCGATACGATGTTACTGCCATTGGCCTAAGTGGCCGGATGAGGTTCGGGAAGAACATGGCGATGGAGGCGGCGT